AAGGAGGTTATCGATGTTTTAAAGATAAATCTCTATCAGCTTTCTTTTGTGACAGTGATGCCAAGCAGTTTGATGAAGCCTACGCCCAATGTCTCCGATGCCATACTTATTTTCAAGCAGGCAATCTGGAGAAATTTGAGAAGATTACAGAGAATGATTATTGTAAGCTTCTCGAGAGCTCTCTCGAGAGATGTGGTATGTTGATTAAAGCCACAACCGATAGTACCGAGAAGGCTGTTCTTAAGCGTAGGATTGATCAGCTCCAATTGTGGTCCGCTGAGTTTCGTCAACAACGTGTTGAAGGTGGTATACGAGTTCGACCATATTCACTTGGGGTTTTTGGAGGCACTTCCGTTGGGAAATCAACGGTTGTGCAGATTTTAGTCATCCAAATCCTCATGATGAATGGTATGGACGCTCGTGACAACCGAATCGCTGTTGTCAACCCAGAAGCAGACAAGTATTTGTCTAACTATCGCTCATATATCAATGGAGTGATTGTTGACGATGTTGGCTGTATCAAACCTGAGTATGTGGAGCGTGCGCCTTGTCAGTTGAAATTCCAAATGGTTAACAACATCAAGGCATACGCAAACATGGCAGAACTTTCGCAGAAAGGCGCCGTTACACTAGATCCTATGGTTTACGCGGAGACGCGTAACAAGAAGGACGGTGGCGCATTTGCTTATGCTACGTTTCCAGCAGCGGTCATGACCCGTGATAGGTTAGTGATTACTGTTAGGCCCAAACCCAAGTTCATGAGATTCTGGATGTTGAGCACTGATTTAGTGTTTGAACACTGTCCCTGGTTGTTTTCCCGGACTACGACTCATTGGAGGTGCCCTGATTTGTGGCATCTCAAAGTTGAGAAAGTCCATGTTGTTGCAGGTACTGGTGGTGCTGACGACACTTACAAGTTCGAGCTTGTTGAGCACGAAGGCAAGAAGATGACACATGCCACTCTCCCCGAGTTGTTGCGTTACATCAAACAGGATTCCAACGATTATTTTGCGAAGCCAAAGTTGATCGTCGATTCCTCGACTGATATCGCAGATCGCACATTTATGTGCCCGGACTGTGGAATGGCTTGGCCAGATGTTTGTCCTTGTGCGCAGCCCAAGTGGAAGCTTATGGATGATGTTGTCGTCCTTAACCCGGACTACACTCCCCAGATTGGATATGTTACACGGACAGCTTTTTCTTGGTTCGTGTATCCGCGGATTTTGCGCTATTTGCGCGAAAGTCTTAACCCACGTTTCCTTGATACCGTTGATAGCATGTATATGCATCTTCGCAATCTCGAGAACTCGCCGTTCACTAAGTGGACTTCCTATGCTCCCCAATGTTTTATTGATTGGAGATTTGGGACTGCGTTCATGATGTGGTGGC